CTAATAGTAGTATCTACCGTTTGAACTACTTGAGCAACTTTTCCACCACCGGCATCAGCCCATGATAAAGTTCCGGCAGAAGTATTTTTTAAAAATTTATCTGAACCGGGAGCATTTAATTTTCCTAAAGTTGTAGCTCCGGATGCGTAAAGAAGATCTCCCGCTGCATAAGAACCTATATTTGTTCCACCTCTAGCTACGGCTACCGTATTCGTAAGAAGATTAGCTGCATTTAAACTTGTAACAGCAGAACCATTAGTAGCTGGTAAGGTTGCGGGAAAACGACCATCAGGTAACGTACCTGAAACAATGTTGCTTGCATCCGTCGTGTCAGTTGTAGCGGAAGTCGCTAAACCATTTGAAGCAATAGAAGTTACTGCTCCTGAAATTTTAGTAGTTGCAATAGCTGCATCAGATTTAACTTTTGCATTGGTAATAGAATCATCTGCAAGTTGTGCGGTGCCAATACTAGCATCGCCAGGACTTACAGTTTGTAAAGCTTTACCTAGATAAACACAATACAGTTCATCGGCTGTAGTCGTAGCCGTTCCCATAGTAAGAGTTGTGCTGGTTGCTGTGTAGGTAGAAGGTTTTTGTCGTACGTTATTTAAAAATAACGCAATGTCTTCTGAATTATTAACTGAAGAACTAAGAGTGTATACCGTTCCATTAATAGTGGTAAAGGTCTGTGATGATATACTGATGTACGCTTCAGCGGGTGTATTACCTATATAGGCCATTCGTTTTCATCTCCTTATGTACTAATTGCATCAACTGCACTTACCCATACATCTAAAGATGAAGCTGTATCACTGATAACTTTTAAAACGTCAGCAGATTCTACAACGAATTTTGCTCCTCCGGCTAAAACTTGTAAAGAACCGCCGACAGGGATAGGTGCATCTTTGATTAAATAAATATCGTTAGCTCCGTCATTAATGTAACAACTTACATTAATAGCTGACGTATGAACATTAGATAACATAATCCCAACGATTGCGTCATAAGAGTTTGCAGTAAAAACTGTTGTAGCTCCTGTACCTACATTGTTTGAAGTATACCTACGAAAATTTTGGGCCATTCTATTCTCCTAATTACAGGGCAATTGCCATGGCTACTGCCAGACCTGTCCCTGCTGCATTAATTGTTATATCATTGTTATCAATATACGCCACTTTACTTGCTGGCATCGTACAGAATACATCTTTTGTACCTGCACTAAAAACTACTGGGCTATCAGCATTAGAACTAGAAATAACTGAACTTCTAGTTAATGTTGAACCTGATACGGCTCCAATTCCAACTTCCCATTCCGCTCCATCTTGAAGATGAATTGCATAATAAGTATCGTTAGTTCCAATTCCTGTAGAGAAAGATTCATACCCTGTGACTGCACCCGCTAACGTAAACGCGCCGGATCCAGTTGTTGTACTTGTTTCTCTTACTCTATCGTTAATTACAAAAGCCATAATTATCCTAATCTAATAATCGCATCAGAAGCCGTTGGACTTGGCCACTGAATTGTAAAATCTCCTGAAGTTGCACTTTTAGAACCACCGAAATCTATAACTAAAACAAGTTTATTACTTTTGCTTGAGTTATAAATAGCAGCTCCAACTGCTGTTAAAGTTACTGAAGTAAATGTTTCGTTAGTAAAATCTACAATCGCTGTGTTTGAACCTGGTACACTTCCACTTAAAGTATCTAATGCTAAATCTTGTCCACCGGTTGCATAACCTGTTCCTGAAGAACTTACTTCACTTGTTGTAAGATAAACAGTAGAGGCTGTAGAATAAGCGGCGAGCGATGTGTATAAAGCAACTTTAAAAGTTTGTGTACTTGTGCCATATTTAAAATCGTGCGTGCCCGCTAAAAGTTCTGATTTAAAACTATCTGGTATAATGTTTGCCATATTTTATTCCTAATCTTTTGTTGGTGGTTCAGATTTAAGAGGTGTACGAATGACTCCATCCTGGTATTCGTCCCTGCGTCTACGACCTTGCTGTTCTATCGCATACGATTGTAAGGCCTGTTGATACGATTGCTGGTAATACTGTATCATATTCTGCGGACCTTTCAAGTATCCATATGCTTCTAGCAGAGTCGCATACAAAAGTAAATCCTGATATTTATTACTTAAGTAAGTAGTTGTCGAGTCCGAAGCAGTAATACTGTCTGGCTGCTTAATATAAGCCAGAGTGATCTCATACGCTCTATCTGGCGTAGGTGCAACCACCCAATATTGAGCGTCCCAATTAGCATAATATACAGGTAAACCTGAGGCTGTTGAAGGGGTATCGTAGTATTCAGTCATGTAAGATGTGTCTTTTTTCTGCAAATAAACGTGGACATTAGGGGTTACATTGTCGTTGGTTAACTGTGCATATCTAATAATTCTAAGGTCTGAAGGAATAGTAACATATCTATTTCCAATAGTTAAGTTAGAAGTAGCATAAAATCTATTGTCATCATTGTCAGCTTCTCTATAAATTCTGTTTTCAGCATTTTTAGTAATCGTACTACAAACAGCATCAGTCAGAACCGTGCTATCTACTTCAGTATAATTTCTTAAATCTGTTTTTAAATTTGCGTATGTATATGCCATTATGGTCTATCTCCTACAGGTCCAGCAAAACAAGGAAACCCACCACCTTGAACAGTCGAAGTTGCATTAGCTGTTAAAGTAATAGTGTAACTATTGCTCACGGTCGTATCTGGAACTCCTGCCGGTTGAGGAACAGTCGTATTAATATTTGTAATACTATAAGAACCAAAAACTGGATTACCACTATCATGGGCATTCGCCTCTGTCGATAATGGAGTAGTTCCATAAATAGGGGCAGAGGTGCCTCGCGTTAAGCCTGACAAAACTCCTGTGCCTGTATCGTTAGCTGTATATTTAATAACTTCACTTACGGTAAAAGTATTTTGGGTTGTTGAACCTACTGGAGGTTTAGATTGAATATAAATATATCCTGAACTTGGAAAAGCAGAAGAATCAGTTAAAGTGATTGTAGTATCAGTTGCTGTGACACTTCCATTTAAAGTAGTTTCTAATTCTAAAGTAGAAATAGCTACACCACCAACAAGATGTCTTACTTCTCTAAAACGAATTGCATCGCCAGTAGAAAAGCCGTGGTTGGGATGACTTACTGTCACGGTAGGTGAAGCATTCGTCACGGAAAATGGATCATCAGGTAAAATAGTGGGAGTATAAAAAGCTGCTCTTGCAGGTCTAACCTTCCATAACGCAATACCTTCTGATTTTAAAGGTAGAGGAGTTAATTGAGGTTGTTTAATTTCATATTCCGAAAAATGAACAAAAGCACCATTCCATTCTGTTACCATCTCTCTCCATGGAAATTGTAAACCAGAACGATCTGATATTGCTAATGCGTGTTTTCCTGTTGCGTACTTTGCCATAATTAACTAACTGATGGGTAATAAGCTTTAGGTGTTACAAAAGTACTAGTCGCTGACCCATCTTCTTGAAGCGCTCTAGCTAACTCATCTTCATATAACAACTTAAAAGATTGTGTTTTTTCCATTCTATATTTTTGTGATAAATAATATGCAAGACCTGCACATAATGCTGGAACAAAACGATAAGGTACATCCGTAGCATTAGAATAAGTTCCTGCGTCTTGAACTCTTTTTACAAAAAAGATTTGTATATATTTAGAAGAGTTACTTGAATCCGATGTAGGATAAACATTAAGTGTGACTCTATCTATAAATCTTTGGACCCAAACATTTGAAGGAGTCCCTTGAGATAATTTATTGGCATACCCACCGTAAGTAGATCTATCTACCTTTCCTAAGGGAGTGTCAGATTGGCTCGTGCCATCCATATTATTTCTTAAATAAGCTTCGAGAATATCAGCTAATCCTAATTCTATTTGCGTGACGGCATCTCCATCCGAATGAGTAGCAGCTGTAGTATTGTTAGCTCCTCTTACCACTCCTCCTAAAACTTCTGATCCGGAAATAGATGTATATGTAATATTTTCAGAACCTATTTGTAAAGTTCCGGCTTCTGGCATTCCTGCACTAGAAGCTAAAGTAATTCCTGTAGTAGCTGATGTACTGGCAATAGCTCCATCCAGAGTTGTTGTAACTCCATTAGAACTACCATCTTGTGGACTTCTATAAAAAGAATACAAAGTTTGGCCTTGAACTAATCTAATATTAGTACTTCCTACTTGCCAATAATGAATTCCTCTATTACCCCATTCTTGGAAAAGAATGTTTAATGATCTTCTTGCTGCGCGAAGCTCATAACCTGAAACGTTGGGAAAACCAACTCGTTCAAATGCTTCTTCTACTATATCAGCAATAGTAAAATCCTTCTCAAAAGTGTAGGCTTTAGAAGTTGTGTTTGCCACTTCTTACCTCCTAACCGTAAAAGAATGTTACTTTATCTACTGTTGTTAAGGTTGCTTTACCGCTTGTTCTACAAAGAAGACCAGTTCCTGGAAATTGCATATATACATCTCCGGTTCCAGTATCAATTGTAACTAGACTTGTTGTATCGTCTAAAATTTCAATAGTACCTGCACCAGCACTTCCTACATAAGAAAGTCCTACGATTCTGCATGCACCAGCAAAAATTGTTCCTGTGGCTGTAAGCTGCTTACCTTTTATATTTACTGGGTATGTGCTCATTTTTTATTCCTAAATTTATGTGAGCCCCCTAAGGAGCTCACAAATTTATTTATTATGCCCAAATACCTTGGATGTTAAGAACAGCCCATTTAGCGCCGCCCTCTAAACTTCCAATAGTAACAAAGTCTCCTACTTTAGAAGTAGCTTTAGTATTTGTTAGCGTAGCTTTATCAGCTGCTGCATAACGAATTACTTCTGCACCATTACATGCAAAATTAACTTCGTTAGCACCATCAGCTCCTGTGTTTATGAAAGTCCATACTCTACCTTCTGTAATCGCAGGAAGCGTAAACTTAACATCACCACTTGGTGATGTAAAAGTAGATCCGCTATTAGCATTAGTGACTGTATAGTCACTTGTTTTTTTATTTAGATTGTATCCTGTTAAGCCAGCTTCATTG